CAGAATTACTTATTTTGGACGAACTTAGGCGGGTATCTTGGCAGCTTAACCATATTGAGTTGCCGCAAGAGTTGGAAGACGAGGTAAGACATAACATGACTTTTCAAGATATACCCAAAGAACTAAGAGTAAAACGGTTTAAGGTTATGCGTGACCGCGAAAAGATGGCAATGGTAGAGCCGCAAGTAATACGTTGCCGCGAATACATGGCGCAATTGGATAAACTAATCACTTTCTAAAATCAAACAAAATGGCACAGACAAAAAGCAACGCATCGCAAGTAAGAAAGTTCCTAAGCGGCTTGACTGATTTAGACTTTCACTATTTAGGCATTCAGATAGCAATGGCTAAAGATGCAAGGCGGTTAATTGAAACATTTAACTTATCTAAATTGGAGTTTATAAAGCACGTAGATATTAGACTTGCCGATTACGACCGATATTTAAGTGGCGGATATAATTACGACATTGAAAAGATGGCAAGGATGCAAGATGCTTGGGTAAAATTAAGAACTAAGCAAGCTGAATTAGAAGCTGAAAAGGTGCTTACTGACGTAGCAAGGTAAACCACTTACCCGCGCCAACGCCTTAAACCCGCCCACTCCAACGGGCGGGTTTTTTGCTTATTTAGAATCATTCTAAATTGCGATTTATTTTTTCGAGTGAGTATCAATCATAAAATCATGCGTATATTTGCTGCATCAATTAACACAACAAACAACCACGAAAATGAACAACATTCAAATTATCTCAAAAGAAGAAATTGTAGAAAATGCACGAATCACTACTTTGGTGGGTCAAAAAATAGTGATTGGATTCGTTAAGCCTTTTAGTCAAATTGCAGAGGTTTTGATTCAACCTGATTTTATTTCTAGACACAAGCAAGTAAGGAAAATCTATTCAATAGACGATTTAGTTTCTAAAATTAACGGACGCAAATACCTAGGATATTAACTCACTCGTGGTTGAGTCAGGGGGCGAGCAATCAAACCCGCTCAATCGCATAAACTTAGAAACCATGCCGACCTTTAAGTATGAATTTATTGTAAATGGTAAAGTAGATTATACTTGCTACACTCAAACACAGTCAGATTTTTATCAAAATTGCCTAGAGTTTGATGGAGTTGATTATATAATTTTAAAAACATCGCTATACTAACGCCATGCCAACCCTAACCCAACTCCAAACCGCTTTGAGAAATACGCCTAATCTTACTCAAGGCGCACGAATGCAAGCAAAGGCAGTTATCAAATACCTAACGCAAGATGCAAGTTGCTTGATGCAAGTCGACAAAACTACATTAGGCGAACTTGCGAGGGCTTTGCAAGTGGAAACCTACTGGAACGGGCGAACGTACAGCCTGACCATTGAAAACGGGGCGCATAGGGTTATTCTGCAAACGCCTGTAATATCCGTAGCGAAATGAGAACGATACCCGATCTATTAAGAATGATGTTGAAAAATAAACAGTTGTTTGAACATGGCTTATGTAAATGGCGATGGAATATGTATACACTTGGTTTAATCACTCAAGATGAATGCAAGTTTTTATTCGACTATATATACGACAATAAGCCAAACGATAGAAATGGGTTTTTCTTTTGGCCTGTCAATAAAATTCAACCACGCCTAGACTGGATTAAAGAGCAACTAAAAAAGTTTGAGAAATGATAGCCACACTTTCACCACAGCAAGTAATTGACGCGGTTACTTTGGAAACTGGAATAACTCCTTTTATAATTCAAACCAACTCAAGAAAAGCAGAACACGTCCTTGCAAGGATGCACCTAGTGTTATCGTTAACACTGGTATTTGAGGGCTTTACAAGCCTTCGCGCAATCGGTGGCATAATAGGGAAGCGTGACCATGCAACGATACTGCATGGCAAAAACACCGCGTTAGATACGTTTGAGGTTAACCACGAATTTCGAGCCGCGCAAATGCGTATTTTCAAAGCGTTGGATATTAGCTTTAAGTGGGATAACGGTAGCTTAGTGATATGGAAATGAATCGCACCTCACTAATCCGCGACCTTCTTTTACAAGGCAGCTACTCAAAACACGACCTTTCACGCGAAGTTGGGCGAATAATGAACCGCAAGCCGTGGAGTATTGCCGCGATTGAAGCAAGTTTGAAAACGTTGCCAGTGAGTAAGGACGGGAATCTGTTTACGATAATATGAAACTATACTTAGCAATCGGAGCATTCAAAAACGGCCGTTCATTTCGATACACGGAAACCGCTATTGACATTTTGGCTTTCGTGACATTTATAACAGAAGCATACCCGACATTTGAGATTGAAGCCGTGGTATTGGTGGACGAACAGCTACCGTAATTTAGAACGTTTCTAAATAAGAAAGCGCGTTTTTGAATGAATTATGTGTATATTCGTGGCATGAATTTAACCGATAACAAATGAGCGAATACTTAAATTTTCTAGAAAAGAAACGGCACTCAATAGGTGAGTTTGGCTTTGATGCCAATTTTGTTCCTGATATGGCTTTCGACTTTCAAAAGTTTGTGATTGAAAAGGCTGTAAAAAAAGGACGTGTTGCAACCTTCTTAGATACTGGACTGGGTAAAACTTTGGTTCAATTATCAATAGCGCAAAACGTAGTTAACCACACTAACAAACGGGTTTTGATTTTAACCCCTTTGGCCGTTGCTTTTCAATTCATTATCGAAGCCGAAAAGATTGGAGTAGGTGATATTGAGTATTCCAAAGATGGCAAGCACACAAAGAAGATAGTAATATGCAATTACGAAAGGTTGCACTACTTCGACCCGTCCGACTTCATTTGTGTAATTCTAGATGAAAGTTCTATTCTGAAAAACTTTGATGGCAAAATCAAAGGTCAAATTACTGCTTTCATAAAAAAAGTACCATACCGTTATTTGAGTACGGCCACGCCTAGCCCGAATGATTTTATCGAATTGGGCACAAGTAGTGAAGCGTTGGGCTACATGGGTTACATGGATATGCTAACCAAGTTCTTTAAGAACAACATGAATAGCGTTGATTCTACAAACAGAAACATTGGCGAAAAGTTCTACCTAAAACCACACGCAGAGAAAGACTTTTTTGCATGGGTTAATCAATGGTCAATTATGGCGAAGATGCCTAGTGATTTAGGATTCTCAAATGAAAGGTATGTTTTGCCTCCATTGATAACAAATAAGCACGTTGTAGAGAATCAAAGCCTATTCAGTTCGGATGGTCAAATGAGTATGTTTGTGCCTATTGCTAAGTCAATGACTGAGGTTAGGCATGAGCAAAAGCAAACCGAAAAGAAACGCTGCGAAAAGGCAATTGAACTAGCCTACGGAAAAACCTCCGTGTACTGGTGCAATACCAACAACGAAAGCGCAATTCTCAAAGGCATGGATTCGGAAGCTGTGGAAATTATCGGAAGTCAATCAATCGACAAGAAAGAAGAAATACTGAAAGCCTTTGCGGATGGCGAAATTAAACGTTTAATCACTAAGGCTAAAATGACTGGAATGGGTCTTAATTGGCAGCATTGCAATCACTCCGTATTTTTCCCTACATGGTCTTATGAGCAATACTACCAAGCCGTTAGAAGGTTTTGGAGGTTTGGACAAAAGAGCGAGGTAACTATTGATATGGTTATTTCAGACGGCCAAACAAGGGTACTTGAAGCATTGCAGCAAAAGACACAAAAGGCTATCGAGTTACATCAAAAGTTAACAGAGAATGTGAATAGAAGTTTCACCGAAAGTAAACGAGAATTTAACCAACCAATCATAAAACCAAAATTCATCTAACCATGTCAGTAAAACAGCAAGAAGTAACCGAGAATTACGCCATCTATAACTCGGATTGTATGTACGTCCTACCTACAATTGATAGCGAATCAATTGACCTAGTTGTGTACTCCCCTCCGTTTGCGGGTTTATACAATTACAGTTCTAGTGAGAATGATTTTAGCAACTGCGAAAACAAAGAACAGTTCTTAGACCAATACGATTTTTTGGTAAAAGAACTATCTAGGGTAACCAAGAAAGGCCGTATAAACGCGGTTCACGTTACCGATGTTTTCGATAACACTTGTCGGCTTTGGGATTTTCCACATGAAGTAATTAGGATTCACGAAAAGTACGGCTTTGAATACCGTAACAGAATCACAATTTGGAAAGAGCCCTTGAAGGTTAGAATGCGTACAATGGTTCAAAGCCTGATGCACAAATTTATAGTAGAAGATTCTACTAAATGCTTTACGGCCATGCCTGACTACGTTCTAATTTTCACCAAGAAAGGCGAGAATGAAGTACCCGTAACGCACCCCTACGGAATCAATCACTACGCTGGTGAAACTCCAATACTTCCAAACATTCTAAGGGCTTACAACAATGCCAACGAATCTGACTTTAACACGGAAACGCTTTGGGAACATTTGAATGCTAAAAATGAGTACGATAAAATCACTAAACTCAATCACTACATTTGGCAACGGTACGCTTCGAGCGTTTGGGATGATATTCGAATCGACAATGTTTTACCCTTCAAAGATTCAAAAGAGGAGGACGATGAAAAACACGTTCACCCTTTACAGCTAGACGTAATTGATAGGATTGTAGAACTATACTCCAATCCTAGTGAGGTTGTTTTAACTCCGTTTATGGGTGTAGGTAGCGAAGTATTTAGCCCCGTTTCAATGGGTCGTAAGGCTATCGGTATTGAGTTAAAAGATAGCTATTACAAACAGGCTTTGTTAAACCTCAAAGAAGCAACTAAGCGATTTAAGGCAAGCGTTAAACAGCAAGAACTATTCTAATGTCCAAATCCTCCGACATCCTCAAACATTTACAAAGCGGCCAACCATTGAACCGTTACTCCGCTTATCGCTTATTCAACTGCGAAAATTTGCCAACCGAAATATCCCGCTTCAAACGCGGAGGTATTGAGATTAAGGATAGGCTTGTACGCGAAAAGAACGGGTTAGGCGTTATGATACTTTGCAACGAATACTATATACCATGACCCAACTCTCCCGCCTCCTTACCCTCCTCGACACAGGCCAACGCATCCACCGTTTGACCGCGCTAACTAAAGAGCCTCCGATTGGGGGCTTTTTTTATGGGGTTACGCCACATCTTTACGCCTTATCGGTTCTTTTCCTACTCTTATACTATTTTGTTTTTGCCGTTTTTTGAATTTAACGCGTGTTGAAATTTGACTTTCACTAAGGAGATAGGGCGTAAATGTGTTTAACCGTTTGATTATTAGCGGTTTTAAGTTACGCCACATCGCAAGGCTAAAAAAAGATAAGGCGTAAGTAGGATATTTGAAAGGTTTAATTATCTTTGCACCGTTGCCCCAATGTGCGAATTGGGTCACTCGAATTAACCGACATTCTGAAAGCTCAAAGGGGACGCATCGCACTGCCGAACCTTTGGGCTTTCTCTTTCTACACTACTCCCATATTTATTAACCGTCTAATTACCCAATCTATTAGGGTAACTTAGAGTAACATACTATTGCATGACAATCACAATTTTCAAAAATATAACCGCCACGGCAACTGGATTCAATCGGTCGGTTGACTTTTGCTTGGAGCGCATTCGAAACGGAAACAGCAAAGAACTACTTAGCCGAATTAGGTTAGAACCTGAAAAGGAAGTTCGCAATCAGTTAAAGATGGGGCTTCCTTCCATTTGCTTTTGTGGTACGTTTTCGAATAGGTCGGCTGCAGGATTGGCAAAGCATAGCGGATTGGTATGTTTGGACTTTGACGGGTTCGAAGATGCCGACATACTTACAACGTGGCGCGATACCTTACAAGCGTGGGAATACACATACGCGCTATTCACTTCACCAAGCGGCAACGGATTAAAGATATTGGTTCGAATACCTCCAACGGATGCAACAGGGCATAAGGAATACTTTGAAGCGTTACACGATTACTATAAGGAATGCCAATACTTCGATACAAGTACAAGCGATGTAAGCCGCGTATGTTATGAAAGTTACGACCCGGATTTATACGTGAATAAGGAAGCTGATATTTGGCACAACAAGGTTGAAAAGGAATTAACGGACATTGGGGTTTCACACGCTTACATTCCTGTAAAATCGGACACGGTAATAATTGCAAAAATTCATAAGTGGTGGGAAGGTAAAAAGAAAGGTGCTGGCAAAGGAAGGAATGCCGACCTATTCGTTTTTGCTGCAGCGTTAAATAAGTTCGGAGTATCCAAAGATGTAAGCGAACAACACCTATCGCAGTTTGCCGTTAAAGACTTTCCGTTTTCTGAAATTCAAAAGGTGGTAAAATCTGCCTACAAAAACACGGGCGAATTTGGAACGCAATTTTTCGAAGATAAGAATGCACACGCCCAAGTTGAAAAGCAAATAAGGGCGGGCAAAACGGTAAAAACGATAGCCAAAGAAATAGGCATAAGCGAAGAAATAGCGGAGGACGTAAGCGAACAGATACGCGAAACGCTGGCAATAAGTGACTTTTGGACTTACAATGAGAAAGGAAAAATCCAACTTAGCCCACACCGTTACAAGTTCTTTTTAGAGCAAAATCAATTCTGCAAGTTCTTTCCAGAGGGTTCGAGTAGTTACCTATTTGTGAAAATCAATTCGAATCTTTTAGAAGATACGGCCGCAGCTTACATGAAGGACTTTGTGTTAACTCATATTTTAAACCGTGCTGACGTTGGATACTCGCCTTATGACTTTATGGCGAATCAAACGCGGTTGTTCAAAGATGACTACCTATCCATGCTGGATACTGCAGAAGTAAAACTAAAGAAGGACACGGAAACGAATTGCTATTTGTACTATCAAAATTGCGCGGTGGAGGTGGGAATAGACTACGTTCGAAAGATTGACTACTTAGATTTGGATGGTTTTGTTTGGAAGAAACACGTAATTGAACGCGACTTTGTAGAAGTTGGTAAGGATGGGGGTATGTATTCAAAATTCCTATTTCTCGCTGCTGGCAAAGATTTACATAGGTTCAATTCACTTCGAAGCGTTGCGGGTTACTTATTACACTCACATAAGACCTCCGCAAATAACAAGGCTATCATAATGAATGATGAATTGATAAGTGAAAACCCGAACGGAGGCAGTGGTAAGGGTATGTTTTGCAATGCAATCGGGAGAATGAAAAGGGTTGCAACTTTAGACGGTAAGCAATTCAGTTTCGAAAAATCATTCCCTTATCAAACCGTTGGAGCAGATACGCAAGTGCTAGTATTCGATGACGTAAAAAAGTCCTTTGCATTCGAACAGTTATTCTCACTAATTACGGAGGGCATAACGCTCGAAAAGAAAAATAAGGATGCTATACACATCCCTGTTAGCCGTAGCCCTAAAATTGTCATAACTACAAATTACACGATTGGCGGGATTGGCGGTTCATTCGAAAGGCGCAAATTTGAAGTTGAATTTAGTAGTCACTTTGGAGCGCATCACACGCCATTTGATGAATTTGGTTGTATGCTATTCGATGAATGGGATGATGCAGAGTGGGCAAGGTTTGACACCTTCATGATTGGATGTGTTCAATTCTACTTAGCGAATGGATTAGTAGCGCATGAATCGGTAAACTTAGACCTCCGAAAATTCATAAAAGAAACTTCGAGCGACTTTGTAGAATGGGCAACAGAAGAAAACCTATCTGTTAACCAACGATTAGACAAAGGTGCTAGGTTTGCAGCATTTGTAGCTGAATACAAAGACTACGAACGAACGCTATCACAAAGGAAGTTCACGCAATGGATGGACATTTACGGTAAGCAAATGGGCTACAAAGTAACGCAAGGTAAAAGCGATATTCGTTGGATTATGTTTGAAACGGAGGTAAAAGAAACGCCTGACACGGATTCACTTTTTAGCGACCCTTTCGAATGAGTGTAGAACTAAGACCGTATCAAACCCAAGCCGTGCAATCCTTAAAAAATAGCATGAAGGTGGGTAATAAGAAGATAGTTCTTTGCGCTCCGACTGGTGCTGGCAAAACTGTACTTTTCACTCACATGGTAAACGAACACATAAAGCGCGGAGGTCGAGCGTTGGTTGTAACGGATAGAATCGAACTAATGAAGCAAGCTGGGGGCGCATTTGGCAGAGTAGGTCTAATGCCCGAATTCATCAAAGCAAATTCAAAGCCTGACTTAACCCTACCGTGTCACGTTGCAATGGTGGAAACGCTATCTCGAAGGGCTGAAAAGTACGCTACATTTTTAGCGAGTAGGACAATGATAATCTTTGATGAATCGCATAAGACCGCCTTTGATAAGCTGTTCGAATACATTGCGCCTAAGACCTACGTTATCGGAGCAACGGCAACCCCTCACAGGTCTGGGAATCAAAGTAGTATGGATGAATTTTATACTGACATAGTTCAGCCAATAGATACACCTGACTTAGTGGAACTTGGTTTTTTAGCAGACGCTCAATCCTACGGAATAGAAATAGACTTAAAAGGAATAAAGAAAGTAGCGGGGGAATACGACCCAAGCGAACTCGCTAAACGCTATGAGGAAAGAAAGGTTTACAACGGAGTAATTGAAAACTATAATCGAATTTGCCCAAACTCTAAAGCCCTTGCATTCTGTTCGAACATTGAAAGCGCGGTTAGCCTGACTTATCAAATGCGAAATAGCGGTTTGAACGCTCGAAGTTTAGATAGTACAATGTCGGACTTTGAGCGAACCGATACGCTGGCATGGTTCAAAGAAACTTTTAACGCGGTACTTGTTTCAGTAGGAATACTTACAACGGGATTTGACGAACCAACGATTGAAACGATTATTCTTTACCGTGCCACTACTTCGCTTCCTTTGTTTTTGCAAATGGTAGGGCGCGGTTCGCGTACTACTGAAACAAAAAAGAGTTTCACAATTTTAGACTTTGGCAACAATATCAAAACTCATAACTTTTGGGAAGCCGAAAGGGTATGGGGGTTGGAGAAAAAGCCAAAGAAAAAGATGGAAGTTGCACCCGTTAAAGAGTGCCAAAAGTGCCACGCGCTTATTCCTGTTTCTGCAGTTAAATGTAAATACTGCAATTACGAACCACCTAAAAAAGAAAGGGAAAAGGACACGGGCGAATTTGCTCACTTGGTTTTGCTCCCAAAGCCTAAACTATTGAAAGCCGTAAATGGTTTAACGCTGGCACAAAAAGCGAAACTTTGCCAAACAAAAGATGCACTTGGTAAGCCTGTAATTAAGTGGGCTTGGGTGTTGCATAACCTGACGGATATTAACGAAGCCCGACAATTCGTATCATACATGGGATTCAAAAAAGGATGGGAGTTTCATAATAAAGAACGATACAAAGTATTTAACCAATGAAAACAGAATCTTACATTCAGGGCGAGTGCGTTCAATGGCTATGGAATACCAAGCCCGAAACGCGCGGAAAGTTGTTCGAAGTAAATAACAACCCCCTAAACAAAATAGACGGGGCGCGAAGAAAGGCTATGGGTATGATTGCTGGAGTGAGCGACCTAATTTACCTCCGCGATGGATTACCTCCGTTGTGCATTGAAATGAAGGACGAAACAGGCAAGCAATCGGACGCACAGAAAGCATGGCAAAAGGTAGCTGAATCAGTTGGATGCAAGTATGTAATCATTCGCAGCCTTGCGGAGTTTCAAGCCCTATTCAATGGCGAAGGATAAGGCAACACCGCTACTCACTAACCAGCCCACCCACGTCCGAACCTTCCAAAGAAACGGAAAAACGTATTGGGTCGATGGCATAGAACGTAGGGGCGAAACTTGGTTAGTAAGCATTCGCGAAGAACACGGGCAAACGTGGTGGTGGATTCCTTATTTAGATTCATTCTAAATAACAATTATTTTCACTTTTTTGCTCAACAAGTGTTGCACGTGTGAAAAGTATGTGTACATTTGTCAGGTCGAAAGGAACAAACCAATCGAACTAAAAACAACCACGATGGAAATCACGATCACTAAAGAAAATGCAGAATTCATTTTGAAAACAAAAACATCTGTAGAAGGAGGGAAAAGATTTAATGATAATACATACTTCCTGCCAGTTTTTTACAAAATGACTGACGTTATGATTGATATAAATGTAGTAACTGGAAGATTTGGTGGCCAGTGGATAGAGTACTCGCCTACTTTTACCGATGAAGCGCAGGAATTACTTAATATAGTTCAGTAAAATTATCAAATGACCCTAACAAAACTCCAATCAATCCTAGCAAGCCCAGCAATCAATATCGCTGGGCTTGCTTCCAGAGTTGGCATATCAAGGCGGTTTATGATTGCTATTCGTGACGGTGAGCGAAACTTAACTCCTAAGATGGCCAAACGCATATCTATCGCGGTAAAAGAGGTTCACGAATTAACCGCTATTTAGATTCATTCTAAATAACGATTATTTTTTGTGGGAGTGTTGCGCGTATAGTAATTGTGTGTATTTTTGCAGCATAAAATAACACAAACACCATGAACATTCAAGAACTAAGAACAAAAGTTGAATCAGTCGGAATGACCATTATGGTACACCAAGCAATGTCGGGAACAATGTACATTACAGTCAACGGATATAAGTATAGGTTATCTGACCACTACCAGCCTTCGCACTATCAATGTAGGAATTACACTGATGTAAACTCACTATCCGAAATCTTTGACATTGCACACGCTAAGAATTTAGCTGAATTAGCGTAACTCCCCACAAGAGGGCGTTGTATATTAAAATAAATGTGTAGATTTGGAGCATAATTAGTAAGGTGGTGCAACGGTAGCAGTCGAACCTTAGTTGCGGAAACGTGGACAGGGTTTGCAATACGGGTTCAAATCCCGTCCTTACTTCAAATTAAAAAAC